AGTGGCTTGACTCAGCAGATTTCAGGTCTTTCAGGTCAGTATAATCAGTTAGGTCAGCAGATACAGTCTAATATTGCTGGTAGGCTTAAGTCTGGCTTCAAAGAGTTAGGTAGTATTGCTAAAAAGTCTTTCAACGATATTTTTAATATATCAAAGACAGTTATTACAAAATCTGCGAGTTATATGAAAAGTGCATTTACTTCTGTATTGAATGGCATAGGTGAAAAGTTTAAGTCAATATTTTCATCTTCATCATCTTCAGGGGTAGCTCAGCAGTTAAGGTCTTTGCTTTTAGGAGCAGGGGTAGCAAAAGGCTTTAAGACTGCAATTAGTTTAAGTTCTGAATTGACTGAGTCACAAAATAGATTACAATATGTATTTGGTGAGAGCGCAGGTTCTGTAACTGAGTTTGCACGAACATCTGCGAGGGACTTCGGTTTAACTGAAAATTCAGCTACTAAGTTTTCAGCTACATTTGGAGGTATATTAAGTGCATCAGGTATTGCAAGCAATGAGTTAGCAAGCTTTTCTGAAAATCTTACAAAGATGACTGGTGATTTAGCGTCATTCTATGACGTAGACCAGGGTGTATTTTTTACGAAGCTACAAGCAGGTTTAGCTGGTAATGCAGCAGCATTAAGAACTTATGGTATAAATGTATCTGCTACAAACCTTGAGTTATATCGTATGTCTAAAGGTATTCAGACAGCATACAAAAATATGGATCAGGCTTCTAGGATTACTCTTAGATATAATTATATTGTTGAGTCAGCTTCAAAAGCTCAGGGTGATTTTGCTCGTACTCAGTTTACATGGGCTAACCAGATAAGATTATTAAAATCACAGTTTATGTCTTTAGCATCTATAGTTGGTGGTTATTTTGTAAAGACTTTACTACCAGTTGTAAGGATTCTAAATCAGATTGTAGGAGCAGCTATTAATGCTTTTACAGCTTTAGCTAGTCTATTTGGTTTTGACTCAGACTCTATTAAAGCTTTGACAGGTGGAGCTAAGGGAACAATATTTGATGACTCAGCTGCAGGATATATTGACGATACTGCTGACGCTCTAGGTAATGAGTCAAAAGCTTTAGATAAGACAGGAAAAGCAGCTAAAGAAGCAGCTGATAACTTACAAGGATTTGATAAGCTTAATAATATATCTTCAAGTAGTGGTTCAGGCGGAGCAGGAGGTGCTGGTGGAGGTGCTTCAGGGGTAGGCACAGGAATCAAACCTTTAGATTGGTCTAGTTTAACAAAAGCACCAGACCTTGAAAAGACACCACTTGAAAAGTGGTTTGATGAGTTTTTCAATTTATTGAAAGATAAAAAGTGGAAGGAAGCTGGTAAGTCATTAGCTAAACAATTAAATAATATAACTGATACTATTTATGACAAGTTGACTGACCCAAAGGTAAAGACAGGTATCCATAATTTCAATGATGCTTTAACTGATTTCTATGATGGTTTGTTAGATTATGATACTAAAAAACTTGGTCAGACATTTGGAGCAGGTATCAATCTTATTACCTATTCAATAAATGACTTATATGACCAGGCAGTTAAAAAAAACCTATTGAGTCAGACAGGTGCAAAAATTTCAGACTTCTTTTACGGTTTAGCTACTGGAACTAATTGGGTAGAAGTCGGCAAGGCTTTCATGACAGGCTTTAGGTCAGCTATGGATATCCTTGCAGGTTTCATTGAACGAGCAAAGGAGCAGGATTTAGGAAATAAGATAGGAACTGCTATCAAAGACTTCCTTGATGGAGCTGTAGAGAGACTATTCGGTGACGGTGGTGCTGAAGAAATAGGTAATAATATCGCAGGTTTACTTAATCTTGCCTTTGACGTAATAGCTTCAGGTATTGGCAACAAGGACACATTAGACTCAATTGCTTCAGGGGTAGTAACAACAATCAACACAGCTATTCAAGGTATCGATAGCTCTAAGTTAAGTAAGGCTGTATCAGCAATACTGAATTTATTTGCTACAATATTCCATATAATTGGAGATATTGACACAGATACTTTATCCACTGACATAGCAGACGCTATTGATGGAGCAGTTGATGATGGTAGTGTTGAAAATTTAGCCAGTGGTATAACATCAGCAATAACTAATATATTTAATTTAATATGTTCAACTATCACACAGATAGATTGGCTGAGTTTAGGTAAGTCAATTATTAGTGGTATTGCCGATGGACTTACTTCTACTGATGGTGAGGGTTACTTAATAAAGGCATTTGGTATTTTGTTTGGTATTAGATTACTAAGTAGTGTTTCTAGATTAGGTTTAGGGTCATTAGGTAATAGTATTGTAAGTGAGCTAGCTAGCTCACTCTTAGATGGTGCACCAACGATTATGGGTGCAGGTGGCTTAGGTGGTATATTTACAGTTGCAAATGTAGCAAAGTTTGGACTTAAAGGTGCAGTTTTAGCAATGGCTGTATCATTAGGTAAGACTTTAGTAGATGGAGTAAAAGATGGATTAGACCAAACTGTTGCTACTGAAGATATTCTTGATGGCATGAGAGATAATTTGAAGGGAACAATAACTTTATCTATTGACCCAAGTGCTTATTCTAACTTACAGGAATATAGAGATAAACTTAAAGAGTTAAAGGGAACTTATGATAATATTTCTACATTAGTAGATGATATTAGCTTTGGCAAAGATACTATGACATCTATTGCAGATTTAACTGAATATTTGAATAGATTGGAAAAGGCTGGAGCAGGAGGTTCTACTCAGTTTAAAAATTTGAAGAAGGCTATTGATGATTATAATAATGCTGGGATTGTAGATAAAAGTGCAGCATTTGATAATGTTTATTCTCTGGCGCAAGACTTATCTCTTGAATTTGAGTCTACTGTGGACACAATAGACTCTTTGAATGATGTGCAGTTCAATGCATTAGATGAAAACTTCTCTAAGTTAAAGCAAAATACAAAATTCAGTGCCGATGAAGTAAATGAGTTAACTCTTACTTGGGCAAATGCAGGAGAGCAGTTATCTAAAAACCTTTTAGATAAAGTAAATGAAACTGTAGGTTCAGATACTACTGTAGATACGTCTGTTGCAAATTTAGTAAGTGATGCTGCATCAGATGCAAATACTAGTGCTACAGAGAAAGGTTCAGGGGTAGCGACAAACCTTACTGCTGGAGTTTCAGCAGCTTTATTTGCAGATTCTACTGTAGATAGTGCAACAAGTAGTTTAGTTAGTGATGCTACTTCAGATAGTAATACCTTAGCAAAGTCAAAAGGAGCAGGGGTAGCTAGTAGTATTACATCAGGAGCTACTTCGTTATTAGCTACAGATACTAGTTTCCAAACTAGTGAGGCAAATCTAGTTGCAAGAGCAACATCAGATAAAAATACAGATGCATTTGCAAAAGGTTTAAGTGTAGGTGACTCATTAACATCTAGTATGTCTAGTGCTTTAAATACAGATACGACTACAGTGGCAGCTATGATTTCTTTAGTTTCTAAGTCTACTGCTGAAAATACTATTAAAGCTTACGAGGCAGGTAAATCAGCAGGTGCTAATGTTATTGATGGTGTAAATGCTGGTATCAATGATGATAAAAAGCAAGCAGGTGTATTTACTGGTATTCGTAGTTTCGCAGCTAATGTTGTTACAAACTTTAAAGATGCATTAGGTATTCATTCACCATCGAGAGTATTTAAGTCGCTTGCAGCATTTATACCTGATGGGGTTGCTTTAGGGGTAGAGTCAAACGCTAAAGTTGCTACTAATGCTATTGGTAATATGTGCTCATCACTTTCAGGTGAATTTGAAAACAGTCAGTTAGATACAAGCACATTAATACCAGTAGGTAAATTTGATGGTATGTATGATTCTCTGATGAGACAAACTGATATGGCTTTTGATTATGTAGCTAGTAAGTTTGATAACCTAAGAGAAATGATTAACCTACAGTCTAGTTTAGTAGTAAATCCATCAGTTGGTAGAGCTAATCTTGAAGCAGCATATGCTAGTGCTTCAGACGTCTCAGGGGTAGTTCGTTCAGTCGGAAACATTTATTCTAAATTAGCTACAAGTAACTTAGGTTCTAGCAATAAACCTGTTCAGGTTAATGTATATCTTGATAAGAATAATAAGTTATCAAGTTATATAATAAATACTGTTAATGGTAATGCTACAAAGACAGGTAACTTTTAGGAGGTATAGATATGGCTTACAATGGAACAGTTATTAAATTTGGTAATGGTTTAGTTGTAGGTAATGGTGGTGGAGTTATTCCACCATCAACCTACAAGGTTTCTACTGGTGATGTAGACTTAGACTCAAAACGTTCAACTGCTGGGTATCTTACTCGTAATCGTATTCGTGGTGGTAAGACAACAGCTTACACTGTTGAAGTTTCTTGGGATAGAATTTCTTGGGATGAATTAGTAAAACTAATAGCAGCTGGTGAGGATGATTCTTTTTCTTTACAATTTCTAGACCCTAAGAGCAAGGGTGGCTTTGCAACAAAGACTATGTATCGTGATGCTAATATGGAGTATACAATGATTAATATTGACGGCGAAGATGATGCTTTTTGGACTACAACAATGACATTTGTAGAGTTTTAAGGTGGTGGTTAAATGTATAGTGTTAATCAAAAATATATAGATAAAATAAATAGTGACTCACCTAAGGATTTTACTTTTAAGTTAGATGTAAAGTTAAATAAAGATGCTACTACTTTACTTACACTTACACCTGCTGATGTAGAGTCTGATAGCCTTAAGTTATCTCGACAAGCTACAAGTAATAGTTATTTTACTTTAGGTGGTGTATGTAGCTCAAAGCTTACAATGGCTTTAACACCATCAGGGGTAGATAGACTTTTAGAGGCAGGATTACTACGAAAAGATGTTTGTTTTGAGTATAATGAATGGCTTAAAGTAGATGATATAAATCAAAGTGATTCAGATTATTCAATCAATACTGATGGCTCTGAAAATCTTACTGGTAAGGTTAAAAATGGTTACTTCTATGTGAATAATGTTGAAAATTCAGATTATTCATGTAATTTAGAGTTATATGATTCTATGTTAGCTTTCTCTACTGATATTTCTTACAACGATGGAATTATCTTAACACAAGGCTATAGAAGCATATTAGACTTGTTCACATTGTTCTGTAAATCATGTTCGACTGATTTATACAAGTTAACAGTTGCAAGTGATATAGAAAGCAGGATTTACAATAAGGACGTTTTATTTTCTCTAGGTAATGACGGTTCTGTGGATTCATATAGAAATGCTTTAGGTTACCTTTCAATTTTAGCTGGTGGTTTTGTAGTTATCAATAGGAATGGTGAGCTTGACATTTTAAACTACAACAATACATTGGTAGCTTCACTAGATGAGAACAGAGTTTACGATTACAGTATGTCTGAGGTTGAATATGAAGTAAATGAAATATCTACATCAGTTGCTGGTTTCGATTACTCAGTTAAAAATAAAACATCAGCTAGTGAAAATTTGATTAAGTTATTCTTTTCTGAAAATCCTTTCCTTAGGGGTATTCAGATTGCTGACGCTAAAGAGTTAGATGCTACAGTAAAGAGTTGCATAAATAATATGTTATTATCGTGTCAAGGTATTAAGTTTGATGGTGGTGAATTTGAAATTGACCATAGACCTGAGTTGGATTTAGGAGACTGTATTAAGTTTACCAAAGCTTATGTAGATAACAAAACAAAAAATATATTGACAAAATCGTATAATAATGCTATACTTTGTAATATCGAAAGTAGCTTTAACACTTTTGATTCAATGAGTTGTAATAAATATGATTTGGAATCAGCTTATGGAAGTAAGTCATCATCTAGTTTTAAGACATCTTCAGGAGGTTCATCTGCTCTTGTATCTTCTTATTACACACAGTTTTTAACTAAAGATGTTTCTGTTGGTGCAGGAAAAGAGGTTAAACTATTTAATAGTCTTATATTATTAAATAGTGGTATTGGAGCTATGGCTAGTTTCGTAGCTGTTTGCAACATTACAGGGGTAGGTAATATACAATTCAATATTGTTTATGACAATGTAGCACACCCAATAAAGCCTAGATACACATTACATAATGAGGGTTACTTTACTGTATCATTTGATATTGGTTTAGACCAAGTAGATGAAGACATGCAACATTCATTAAATATTTATGTAAAGTCATTAGATACTGCTACATTAAATATTGCTACATTAGATGCTGAGTTAATTATTAATGCATCAGGTGTAAAATCTTCTGAACCTACATGGACAGGTAGATACGAGTTAACTGATGAAGTTGCTCTTATAAGTTTACCAAATGTTATAAACGTATTAGGATTCAATTCAGTTATAAATAAAGAGTAAAATGACCAAAGTTAGAGGTGATTATATGTTAAAAGGAAAAACAACTATTCAGTTATTCGATGCAAAAACTGGAGAATTGACAGATGAAGTAACCAAGGAAAACTTGGTTACTAATGCTGTAAGAAATGCTCTAGGTGGAGCATTTAATCAGTTAGCTTCAGGTAATATGTGGGCAGATAGTATGAAATATGTAGAAAGTTTATATCAGTTACCGACAGGTAAAAATTTCGCTCAGACTTTATATGGTGGAGTTTTAGTTTTCTCCAAACCTATTACTGAGGACGCAGACCACTGTTTACCTAGTATTGAAGAGATTAAGACTTTTATTGGTTGTGCTAATCAATCAGCATCTAATACAGGAAACTCTTTCAGGGGTAGTATAAACTCAGCAGAATCAGAGGTTGGAGCAGATTATGTAAAGTTTGTTTGGGATTTTAATACTGACCAGTGCAATGGAGACATAGCTAGTATTTGTCTAACATCTGATTGCGGTGGAGCAGTAGGTTATGGTTGTGACGCAAAGGCAGATTCTCTTAAAGGTTTAAGTTTAAGGGATTTTCATTCTGGGTATTTTTGGGATGCATCAAAAGAAGCAGATTTAAGTTATAATACTAATGGTGCTTTAGTAAATGCTAAAGGTTGGAATAGTAATGATGGAAAATGTGCTTATATGGATGGTGATTATCTACACGTTATTTACAGGGGTAGTGATAACAAGCAAAATATTTCAAAGGTATTATCAAAAGCTAAATTTGGTTTAGGTTTAGTAGATGGTTTTAATTACGGAAATATAACATCATCTGAAGTTATTGATACAGGTATAGCAGCATACAAAGATATACCTTACACAAGTAAAGACCATGGTTTTTGTCAAGATGGTGATGGTAGTTACACAGAGTTTAAACTTGTAAAATATTCAGGTAATGGTGTAGCTGAACGAATTACAATACCAGCAAGTAATATTAATTCTGCAATAACTGCATATTTTGGTCAAACAGGTAATAGAAACTGTTTAAGCGGACAAGATAAAATAATCCACAATGATAAGTTATATATTATAACAGGTCAATTAAATTTTCCAGACCTAACTACAAGACCAAATAAGTTAAGAGTTTGGATTTTAAACTTTGATGGAACTTATACTTTCAAAGATATAGCTCTCACAAGTAAGATGGTTGCTTTGCTTGCAGGAGCAGATAAAAAAGGTGGTTATACTGACTCAAGTCTTGGTGGTATTTTAAAATGTTACAGGGGTAGTCTTGCCTATATAGCACCAGACGGAGCTAACGGTTATGCTTGGTTCTTGTTAGATGATGATGGAACTATGCGAACTAGTGCTTTTATGGTTGATAATAATATAAGATCATATTCGAATTATTGTCTAGTAGATAATGCAGACTTAATTCCAAGTCCATATGTTGAGATGAATATGCATAGTGGCTCTTCATATTTAAGGTTGTATGTTCCTTTGTTAGTTTCAGCCTACTTAGGCACAATTAATAATCAGGAGACAGTTCTCACAAAGACTGCTGATAGGACTATGAAAATAATATATACACTAACACAGTCATAGGAGGTATAAAATTATGGATAAAGTATTATTTATCACAAAGACTAGTTTTACAGTTGTAATATCTACTGTAGTAACAGCTTTAGGTGGCTTTGATTCAGCACTTGAGTTGTTAATCTCACTAATATTGGTTGACATGATTTCAGGGGTAGTATATGCTATCATGCAGAAGAATTTAAGTTCAACTGAGTTACGTAATGGAATCATGAGAAAGGTATTTATTTTCCTAGCTATTTTCATAGCATTGAAGGTTGATACGTGTTTACTAGACTTAGCAGGAAAAACACCTACGTTTTGGGGCATATCGTTATCAATAAGGACTTTAGTTGTTATTTGGTTCTGTATTGAGGAGCTTATAAGTCTATTGGAAAATTTAGCTAATATAGGAGTTCCTTTTCCTAAATGGGTTAAAGAGGTATTAGTTCAGGTATCTGATTGCGTAGATAAATCTACACCAAGAGAGGTAGTTAATTGGATTAAAAAGACTTTCAATATTAAAGATAAGAATGACTAAGTAGATATATTGACATTTTCTTAGTTTTATGCTATAATAAGTGAGTAATAAGTTTAGGGCTTTGCCTTATGTTATTTCTCATTTTACTGTCCTCTTTTTAGATAGGTGGGGTGCATTACAAGTTTGTAGTGTGCCTCACTTATTTTTTGCCTTTATAAGGTATTTTTCAGCGTTTGTAATATCAAAATATATTTTGTATAATCAAGGGGTAGTTCATTGTAGCTTATATGTTAAGTATAAGTTAACAGATGAAGAAATTGAGATTATCGAATCTGTTATAAAAGACAGATAGTTTATGTTTTATCAGTTTATTTTTCACTTACCTGAGATAAAAATATATCTCATAACTTTGAAAGAAGTGAGTATGAAAAATATGTTTTGTTAGATTATTTTTCACTTACTTGAGTTCAAAATATATTGTGTATAAAGAAACTTATTACATTATTTATTTTAGGAGGACAAAAAAATGAAATTAAGTAGTTTAGTATTAAAGGACAAGAGATTCAGAAGAGAGCATAGAAGTTTAACAATGTTTTCAGAGATGGATTCGTTAGTAACAAAATTCGAGTGTAAGAATGAAAAAATCCTTGCATATGGTAGTGATACTGATGCAAGAGGTATAACTAAAATCTCATTTTACAAAGAGGTTTCAATCTCAGGGGTAGTATTAGTCCTTAATGTTTATCTTCAGGCTACTGGAGATAAAGTATACTATCATAGCTGTTCTATTTTGGACGATGTGTTGGGCTTGAATATATTTGACCCTACAGATTATGCAAGATTTGTTTGGTTAAAGGAGAGTCTGCTTGAGCAGGTTTCTTCATATTTAACGTATGAGATTGATTATTCTTCTTCAACAACTAAAGATATTGAGGAAGGATTAAAGAGGTCTTTATTAGACCTCACAGACTTTAAGGTTCGTGAGGATGAACCTTGCAAATACTAGGTTTGTTTTTACAAACCTAATATGAAAATATATTGTATGAAAATGCTAGAGGTAAAAATTTATTATCACCTTTAGATGAATATCTTTTATGAGGTGTTTCTTCTAGCATTTGATATCAAATTATATTTACTAAACAAAAGGAGGAAATAAAAATGAGAAAGGTAATTAGGTTTTTAGGAAGACATTGGATTACAACAACAATTATAATAGCTATTTTGTTTGGTATAGTTTTACCAAACTTAGAGGCAGAGCTAGTATCAAGGGGTAGCTCCTTGATACAATATTTATTAGGAGGATGCTAAAATGGAAGACATAAAAAATGATGAGTTATTTATTAATGGTTTAGCTCAATTAAAACCGTTAGTAGATAAAGTTGAAACTCTTGAGGCGAATTATGAAACTTCAAGAAAAAAGGTATTATCCGAAGACCTGTTTTGGTCAGAGGATAAATCTGAAATTTATCATGTTCTTCGTGAACATGATATAGCATCTTCAGACCTTATAAAGGGTTTGAAGAAGGAATTACAAGAGTTATTAACTCTTGCAGCAACAATAGTTTTAGGAAACAAGGAGGATTAAATCATGGTAAGACGTAATAGCAAAACAATGGAGTTGTTAAGTATAATTGATGCAAATATGCATCGTGGGTTTAAGGATGACGGTATCCTTAAAGAGGCAACTTTTGAGTTGTCTGACGGAATCTACCATATAGATTCAGATTTTAATATAAGAAAGGATGATACTCCTAGGGGTAGTTCTTATCTTCCTTTGCATTTTTGCAAGGGCGGTATTTACCCTGAGTATATCATCTCAGGTATGCCAATTAAGGCATATGTTCTGAGTATGATAGCTCAGGACGAGACAGCTCTGGAAAAATACCAGAGTGGTCTGGAAATCAATCATTGCGTGATTTCCAAGGTCGACCCTAAGACCTTAAATATAGGGTGTAACAACTTCTATGAAAAGGAAGTTGTTATAACTACAGCTCCACGTCAGGAGCTTAGTTACGACCCAGCATATCTGGAGTTCGTAACTAGGTCTGAGAATATCAGACATGGAAAATTTGTAAAGAAATTTTGCCTTTACAATACATATGTTTCAGCTCATGATATAGATGAACTGAGACAGTTATTAATTCCATATGACCCGTCATTCTGTGATAGACAGGATGATTGGATTAGATGGAACAGAGCCAAGGTTGAGAAGTTTTATAGAGACCTTGGTGAAACTAAGAGGATATTATTCTAGAGGGGATTTCCCCTCTACAAATTAAAGGAGGACTAATTATGTTATATAAAAAGCTTATAGAGGATTTAATATTCTACTCTTATGAATGTAAAAAAGGTCTTGAAAATATTGAATTCTGTTTTAAGGATTCAGATGATTTTGGAAACTTACAGTTAGTAGCTAGTAAGCCAATAAGTGTTGGGCTACTGAAGATACCTCGATTGTAACAATAAACCTTACTAAAGGTGCAGGTTTAAGTTTACTAACACCAAAAGACTTTGAATACAACTATATAGGGGTAGACTTAAACGATACACAAACTGTTGTATTATTTAATGTAGATGGTAAATATATGATATATAATGATACATATTCAGGTATTGAATATGATGTTGACAGTTTTAAGTTTAACATATATTTAACAGAAACAGACATTTATGTAAAGTAAATAATGTAAAAGTTTCATAATAAATTCTAGTTTGACCAGCAATGTTAAGTTGCTGGTCTTTTTAAGTTTAAAGATAAGATGAATTATAGCACTTTGTAACCAATAATTAAATAGTAATATGATTATTGACTTTTACTAATAATTATGGTATAATACTACATATTAGGAGGTGACCATAATGTTTGAAAGCTTTAAGTTATCACGATTTAAAAGACAGGTAAAATCATGGATAGTTACTAATCTAAAGTCATTTCCCATCAATTGGTTAAGTTTGTTAGATGAAAATGAGCTAGATACATTTTTTAAATGTTTAGTTAATAATGTTACAAACCAGTTAGCTAATGAAAACAATGTAGTAGTTGGCGACGATACAGATATTGGAAACGTATTAGGGGTAGTAACTGAGTATTCTTACCACATGATTTCCAATCAGACATATGGATACTTATTCACCTATCTAATAAACATATTTAATGATTATCATAAGGAGGTATAATAATGAGTTATTCAAGCTTAGTAGAGTATGTAAAGATTAGTCCTAACAAGACTTCACCTAGAGACCATGCTATTGATACTATCACAATACATTGCATGGCAGGTAATTTAACAATTGAGACATGTGCAAATGTTTTTGCACCATCAAGTAGACAGGCTTCAAGTAATTATGGAGTAGGTTCTGATGGTCGTATCGGTTGTTATGTAGATGAAAATGATAGGTCTTGGTGTAGTTCTAATAGAGCTAACGATATGAGAGCTATTACAATTGAAGTAGCAAATGATGGTGGAGCTGATACAGGTTGGCATGTTTCAGGGGTAGCAATGAATTCCCTTATTAAACTTGTTGCAGATGTCTGTAAACGTAATAATATCCCTAAGTTAGTATGGTCTGATAATAAAGATGACCGTATCAATCATAGAAATGGTTGTAATATGACAGTTCATAGGGATTTCAAAAATAAAGATTGTCCAGGAGCATATTTAATGTCAAAGATGCCTTATATAGCAGATGAGGTAAATAAATTGTTAGGTGCTTCAGGTGGTTCTTCTGTTTCAGGGGTAGTTCCTAGCAAGCCTGCACCAGTTAAATCTCTTGACGAAGTAGCCAAAGAAGTTATCAATGGTAAATGGGGAAACAATCCAGAGCGAAAGGAACGATTAGAGGCATCTGGTTACGTTTACTCAGCTGTTCAGGCAAAAGTAAACGAGTTACTTGGTTCTTCTAGTAAGCCAGCACCTGCACCTCGTAAGTCTATTACTGAAGTAGCTCAGGCTGTAATGAGAGGTGATTATGGTAATGGAGAAGATAGAAAAAATAGACTTCAGTCTGAGGGCTACAATTACTCAGAGGTTCAGGCAGAAGTAAATAGGCTTTATCATAGCGGTTCAGTAAGCTCAGCTCCTAGCAAGTCTATTGATACAATCGCCAGAGAAGTTATCAATGGTAAGTGGGGAAACGGTAGTTCTCGTAAATCTCGTCTTGAGGCAGCTGGTTACAACTACAAAGAAGTCCAAGCAAGAGTAAATGCTCTGCTTAAATGATGAGTAGCCTATGTATAATTGGGAGTTAAATAACTACTTTCAAAGTGTAGGTTACAAGTTTAATAATTTTTACGATTTTGAGCGTATCAGGGGTAGTTCTCCTCAAGTCAGGTTTAATCTTGACTATGAGGATGACTACGAAACATGTTTAAATGTATTCACTGATGACGTAGATTACAATTGGAAAGTTCATATACTTAAGCAAAATAAATAGTTGATTTTTTAACAGAGGATAAAGGCATCCAATCAAGGGTAGCTTTTGTCCTCTTTCTAGTTAGGAGGAAAAATAATGGCAAAACAAATATGTTGGACTAAAAAGATAATGGAGACTTTTATTGAGGAAGTATGTTTAACTAAAGAGGAGCAGGATATACTTCGCACAAGGGTTGCAGGTCTTACAATATCTGAGCAAGCTGAAAAGTTTAATATTTCAGTAGGTAAGGTTAATAGGATTATTAAGAGACTAAAGTGGAAATACGATAATGTTCAGAAATACTGTAAAGATTTACCACTCCGCAAAATGAGTGCAGCTGAGTTGTATATGAATACACATTAGGATGATACTTTTTTGGTAGTTTATCGTTATTTATTTTGTATTAAAGTATAAATATGTTGGTATAAATAGGAGAGTTAGTTTGTATTGATTAACTCTCCTATTTTTGTTATACTAGGGGTAGATGAAGAGGTCTTAGGAGGTTATTTTCCAATGTTTAATAATTTTCAGCAAAATCCGAGTTTTAATAATTATGTTCCATATAATAGTTATACTGCCAATTTAGCTCAGCAAAATGCAAACTTTAATAATCAAAATTTTCAGGCACAAACAAATATAACCTTTGTAAATGGTATTGAAGGGGCTAAGGCTTTTCAGCTTAGACCGAACAGTAATGTATTGCTGATGGACTCTGACAACTCTAAGTTTTATGTAAAAAGCACAGATAACCTTGGTATTGCGAATATTCAAACGTATAGCTTTGTCGAAGATAAAAATTTGCCAGTCGAAAATGTAGCTGCAAGTCAACCGAGCAATACAGGCGAACAAAATACAAAGTTATATGAAGAGATGAAAATTAAAATTAGTGAGTTAGAGTCTAAAGTTGATGAATTACAAAGTAAGTTGAATGAGGTTCTTTAAGTTAGGAGGTATTGTAATATGTCAAATCCATTATTAGGTCTTTCAGGGGTAGTCAATAAGAGACCGAAAAGTATCGTGGAGCAGTTTAGAGATTTCAGGGGTAGTTATATCGGTCTTTGCCTATTTAAGGTGATGACCGATATTTTTTTATTGCTCTAAGTATTTAGTCTAGTTTGTGTATAATATTTGTTAGGTTATAGACTAGTTAGCTAATATAAATCTATTATATGACTTGACATCTCTCAAGTTTTAGTGTATAATATGAGTTGAAATAAGACTAAAATTCATCGAATTGTATTATATTATCTTAGTATGTCTTATTTTGTTCAATATTGTTTGTCTTTGACTGATACTGTTATGGTATTTCAATATAACTTTTCAGTAATATCATATTAAAACTATGAACATTATATGTATGTATTAAATTCACTTGTGAAAGGAGTAAATATAGTATGGCTAAATTAAGGAATGCTCGAATGGAAAAGTTTTGCCAGTTTATGGCTAGAGAAGGTTGTGACCCATCAGAGGCTTGTTTTAAGGCAGGTTACGGGGTAGATGCTCATCCTCGTTGCGATTCATATCATGCTATGCAGGGTTCTAGACTTATGTGTCGTAAAGATGTTGTTTTCCGTATTCAGGAGATTAGAGATGGAGTTTGTATTGAGGAAAAAGATAAACGTGAAACTATGATTGAGCGTTTGTATAAAATCATCAATTATAATCCAGCTAAGTATATGCAGGTATATCAGACTTGTCTTGAAAATGGTAGAACTGTTCAGGATACAATAATCAAAAAAGACTTTACAGACTTTACAAAATGGGATGAAGATGATTTATCTATGATAGACCATTTTGATAGTCGTACCGGAAACCCTGTATTTATGGATAAAAAATGGGCATTTGAAAAGTTACTTAAGATTCTTCAGCTTGATGGTTCCGATAGAGGGGTAGACATTCAGGATATTCTTTCACTCTTTACATCAGCAGGCTTGAGACTTGGTAAACCTGAGGATGTTCAGGCTATGTTACAAGAGTCTGGTGAGTCAACTGACGAAGATGATGACTTTGACGATTTAGATGATTTTGGAGATGATGAGTAATGAGTCTAGTAGAGCTATTACTTTTAATGAAGGGTAAAATTAATAGTGAAGACTCTGAAGATAATTCTGGAGAGGATGATGATGAGCAATGTATACACAAACAGTTGAAATAAAACCTTTCAGCCAGAGGTATATTGATTACTATTATCGTTGCCTCTCCAATACTTATAATTGCCTTGAGGGAGCTTATCGAGCAGGTAAGACTATTATAAATGTTTATAGCTTTGCTAATTATCTTGAGTATTGTAAAGATAAGATACATTTGGTATCAGGAGCTACAGCTACAAGGGCTAGATTGAATGTAGCCGATTGTAAAGGTTTTGGATTAACAGCGATATTCAGGGGTAGATGTAAGTCAGGTAAATATGAGGGTAATGAATGTCTTAAAATAAATACAAAGACTGGTTTGAAAATCGTCCTCTTTGTCTGTGGTGGTCAGTCAGATAGTTATAAAGGAATACAAGGTCTTTCTTTCGGTTCATGGTTAGCTGTTGAGTTAGCTAACCATTATATATCAGATGATGAAAAAGATTTTATAGCTATGGCACTCTCTCGTCTTACCCAGTCAGAAAATAAAAAAGTTTGGTGGGATTTAAACCCAGTTTATCCTACTCATAAAGTTTACACAAAATATATTGATAGGTTTTGTGAAAATGAAAAAATCAAGATGAATTATATGAGATGTAGTTTGTTTGACAATACTGCATTATCTGACCGTCAGAAGCAAGAGTTTATAGACACATTTCCAGATGAAAATAGTGTTGAATATCAAAGGGGTATCCTTGGTAATCGTGCTTGTTCTGACGGTATGATATTCACTTTATTTGCTAAAGATAGTAGTCCTTGGGTATTAAATGATTTGAATGAGTCTTTGAAAGGTGTTACTGTTCAGTTTATAAGTATTGGTGTAGACTTTGGTGGTAACGGTTCTAATACAGCTTTCTGTGCTACACTTATCTGTAATAACTATCATTTGATTATTCCTTTCTTTGATGATGAAATAGATATGAAAGGTGGTAACTCTGACGTTGTAGAGTTTCATAATCGCTTTAAGAGTTTTCTATTGACAGTTATTTCTCTCAATCTAGGGGTAGTCAGATACGTTTATGGTGACTCAGCAGACCCAGTTATGATTAATGAGATTAGGTCTGTAATCAAAGAGTTATCAATGTATAATCAGATTAGGGTTTTGAATTGTCAAAAGCATACTATCAAGAAGCGTATTACGGCTAAACAATCTATGCTTGCTAGAAGACATTGGCTTGTTAATAAGTCTTGTAAATATGTTATTGGTTCTACTGAGCATCAAGTTTGGGATAGTAGACCAGGACATGAAGATGAAAGACTTGATAATGGTTCTGTTGATATTGATATTGCTGATGCTGAAGAGTATAGTTGGTCAGCATTTTTGGATAAGATAATTAAGTTTTGTAGTTAGGAGGTCTAATAATGGATTACGGTTCAATGTTAAAATGTATCAGGGGTAGATTTGGTCACTGCTATAACGTTGCCAGCTACTACACTAAAATAGGTGAGTGGCTTGAATGGTATAAAGGCTTCGTTAAAAGTTATCATACAATATCATACAGCAATGGTATTACTACTCCTAGTCGTGAGATGTTTCATTTGAATATGGCTAAACGAGCTTGTGAAGATTGGGTATCATCAGTATTAAGTGAGGACTTAAGTATTGTAGTTAGCTCATCAAACAATAAGTCTAGTATCTTTGTTCAGGGTAGCAAGCAAAATGGTGGAGTTTTAGGCAGTAATAACTTTTCTACAATATTATCTGACAATCTTGAGAAAATGTTTGCTCTTGGAACATCAGCTCTTGCTCTTGATTTAGACGGTATAACTGTTGATACTAATGGTAATATTGTTAGTGGAGCTAATGCTACTATCAAGATTAAGTCTTACAACGCTACAAGAATTATACCTATCTCTTATGATAATGGTATAATCACCGAGGTCGCTTTTGTTTCCGAGACTAATATAAAAGGCAAGACTTATTATACTGTTAGTTCTCATATTAAGGAGTCTGATGGTTATGTAATCTACAATGATATTTATAATGCTAACTATCAAAAAGTTAATCTAGATATACCAGTATTGAGTATTATACGAACAAAGAGTATTAAACCTCTCTTTGTTATAATGAAAACCAATATTACCAATAATGTTGATTTAGACAGCCCTCTTGGGGTATCCGTTTATTATAATGCTATTGATACTCTTAAAGGTATTGACCAGGTATATGATAATTGTGTAGTTGAAGTAATCAATGGTCGAAGAATTATCATGATGAATAAGTGTTTACTTACTTGTGATGACCAAGGTAAACCTATCGCACCTCAAGATATGAGGCAGTCTTTAATGCAGTTCTTTGGCGATGATGCAGATACTTCTATCAATGAATATATCAAGGACTTTGCCCCGAGTTTACGTTCTGCTGAGCTTGATGCTGAATTACAAAATCAGTTGAATATGTTTAGTAATCTTGTAGGTTTCGGAACAAAGTTTTATAATTTCTCAATGAGTAATGGTGTTACAGCTACAGAGTATGCAGGTGAGAGACAGGATTTTGTTCGTAACTCTGGTAAAATGACTAATATGATTTGTGTAGTTATTAAGTCTTTGATATCTGAGATACTTTGGTTAGGTCAAAACGTTCTAGGGGTAGCAGTCAATGCTGACGCTAAGGTTACTGTAACTGCTCAAGATAATATTGTTGAGGCTGATGATAAAGAGCGTGAACAGGATAGACAGGATGTTAGAGATGGTATTATGTCTAAGGTTGAGTATCGAGCAAAATGGTATGGGGAAACTATTGAAGATGCTCAAACAAAAATCAATGCTATTTCATCAGGCACCGCACAATCAGCTGAATAACTTATAACTATAAAGAGATTGTATTGTTTATACAATATAGGCTTTTTATTCAGTTTAAAATATGTTTTGTTAGGTATTTTTTAGTATGTTAATATTTTTCTATAACTCCTCTTGACAAAAAATAAAAAGCATGCTATAATACCTTTAAAGTAGTCGAGAGACGTAAAATCGTGGAGGATTGATATTATGGATAATTTAACTAATGCGACAGCCAATGTGTCTTTAACCCAGCAAAATGTGCAGAGTCAGCCTACTCAGACTCAAGTAGTCAATCAGGGGTATCCTACTCAGCCTATTCAGTCTGCACCAAACAATCAGGCATTGTTTACTCAGGAGCAGTTGAATAGTATCATTCAGGGCAGAGTAAATCCGCTTAATCAGCGTGTTCAGGATTTAACAAATCAGTTAGCTCAGGCACAGCAGTTGTCACAGAGTTACCTTGCAGAGTTACAGGGTTACAAAAACAAAGAAATCGTTGCAAGTATAGGAGTTCCTGCTTATATGCAAGAGTTTGTTGCTTTTGAAGCTCAGAAGCTTGCTGTTAATGGAAAAAGCTTTGCTGATGCAGTGAAGGAATACACTCAGGCAAATGCTCAATTATTCAATATCGGTCAGGGCATTCAGAACACTCAGCCTACACCACAGACTATTCCATCTGTAGGTCAGGTATCTTCTCAGACTGCTATGCAGAATACGAGTGTCGCTCAAAATCAGCAGGTAAATACAAACAAGCCTAGTGCTGTTGCACAGGTTCAGGGTGTTGTTCAAAATCCTAGTGTTGTTGGTCAGCCTACAGTTCAGTCAGGTCAGGCAGGTCAAGTAGCACATGGTGCTACTTCTTTTACAGGGGTAGTTAATCCAAACGGAGCTAATGATGTTGACAGTGCAGTCGATACATTTCTTCGTAATAAAGGTATACGAAAATAGGAGGTAAATAATTATGGCTTTAGTTGTAGGTTCGGCTACTGTAGCCACTGGTATGTCGCCTGTAGTTGAAGGTGGATTATATGCAGATGAAATTTTTCAGGATGGTGTAACTTTCACATCTGAGCATGATATTGGTAATGCAGGTCAGATTCAGGTTGAGGTTTATTCACCAGATAATGATATTGAACCAAAGATTCCAGGTGCTGATTTCACAAATAGTGAGTATGCTAACACAGTTATTGATATCAATACTAATAACTCTTTCCAGAAGAGTCAGAAGGTTCCAGCTTATGTTCAGGCTACAATGCCAACATCTGTTCTTTTAAATAAGACTTGGGCTGTAACAGAGGATATTCGTATCGCTCGTCAGAAGACAGGTCTTGCTGTATTAGCTGCTAAGGGAACAGCTTCAGATGATACTGATGCTATTACATCAGCTACTGTTAAGGAAAAGGTTTTAGCTCTTCGTAAAGAGTTAAGAAAGAAGCATGCTAGACCTGATGTTGTTATTGCATCAGTAGATACTTATTCTGCTATGCTTGAGACAGCTGGAAAAGACTATACACCTGTTTCAAATGATTCAGTTGTTGCTACTGGTCGTGTAGGTTATTGGATGGGTATGCTTTGGGTTGAGGCTACTTTACTTGGTGGTTCTTTCAAGTATAATGACGCTTTAGGGGTAGCTCAGGAAGTAGATACTTCTACTATTGAGCTTATCATGTATGACCATATGGCTTTCTCTATCATTGATAAGCTGGTTATGCTTAGAACTATCGATAACCCTAATGCAGCTGGTGCTCTTGTTCAGGAAGAGGTTGACTCTGGCTTTAAGGTTACAAATGCAGCATGTGTATCGGTTAAAAAAAAACGCCTAGTTACACAAGATGAATACACAATTGGTCTATCGGATGATGACTTAGGTGCTGACGAATTTGTAACCGAATAAATAAGTGGGTGGCTAGTCCACCCACTATTATGATAAGTCATATAGGTTAAAGTTATTTAGCTTATATTAGTTATCATAAATGAAAGGAGTTTGTTATATGATTACTGTAGATTATAATTACTACAAAGATGAGTTTCATGGCAAACTCAGTGAAGATGATTTTAACAGGTTAGTAAATCTTAGTTATGTTACTATAGATAACTTTACTTTTGGTAGATTTAAAAATCTTACCGAAGATAGTGTAAATGAGTTTACTCTTATGAAGATTAAGTCTTGTATATGTGCTGTATGTGATAGTCTTGAGTCCAATTCTATAGGGGTAGGTCTTAAATCTTCTGAATCTGTTGGTAGTTGGTCTGTAAATTATGCTTCAGATACATTACCTAAGTCAGTAATGTCTAGTTTACATTCAGTTGTAAACTTTTATCTTGGAGGAACACCACTTACTTGTAGTTGGATTTAAAACTTGAATGTTATTGAAGGAGGTTTGAGTATTATGTTGTTATTTCCACATACTGTTACAATTTTCAATAAGTATGAACGAGATAATAAAGTATATTACTCAAGAGCAGTATTGTCTGGTGTTCAGTTTGTTATTGATGAGGTTAATGCTCGAAAAACTACTGGTAGTTCTAAAGATGATAAAGTTACTTGTTATATTCCAAAAAATGTTGTTTCTGATAAGAGTTATGTCGATTCGTTTACATTTAAAAATGATGAGACAGTTAATGTAGATACTACATATACAATAGCTAAGGAAGATTTAATTGGTTTTGGAGTTATTGACCTAGATGGTTTAACTATAAATGATTACCGAAACAATAGGGGTAGTCTATATGAGATTACTGCTATATCTGATTATCAATTTGGCAGTAATTTAGATAATAAAGTTGTAGTTGCAAAATAAGTGAGGTGATTTCATATGGCAAATAAAGTTGTTACAATTTCACCTAACTTAGATATATCTGGTCTTATCGCAGAAGAGGTTCAAAAGACCATAGATAAAAATAAAGAGCAAGCATATCGCAATCTGGTCAATAATATCAAAAAAGATACAGACCAATTTGTTCCTTATAAACATGGTAATCTTGCAAAAAACGTGCCAGATACTCCAAAGGGTTACATGTATGCGGAGAGTTATGCAAGTTATGCATTCAACCCAATAGCACCATCAGGTATTCCAAAAAATTATACCAAAGATGTGCATATACAAGCTCAAGGTAATCCAGTCGATGTTTCTGAACGTGAGTATGCTAAGAAATGGGCTGACCAATATGCGAAGGACTTATTACAAGGTTTGGAGGCTAAATGATGAGTATATCAGAAATTATTGAGTTTATTATTTCTTATATAAATAATAACTATACAATCAGGTCAGACAAAAAGTTAAAACTTACTTTTGATGAGTTAAAGCCTGATAAAGATAGCATAATGTTTTCACTTGCTGATGATAATACTGTAGTTGAGAAAAAAGACATCACTGGTATCTTTGTTGATGGAGAAATATCGTTACAATGTTATTACAGGATTATGGCAAACGATAATGGTTTTGCAGATTTAGATTCAATCAAGGTAGTTGATGATTTGGTATCTTTTATCAAGTCTAACTATAAATCAATCAAAACTGATGATTTCTATGTATCAGGGGTAGTTACTAAGGCTTCCACCAAGCTGTCAGCAGCTTACTCAAATGGTGCAAAAGATTTCATTAGTAAGTTTTCTATTAACTATGGAAGGAGATTATAATCATGGCTAATTTAACTGAAATTAGACAGTCAACAGTAGGTTCTGAGGAGCTTTTATACTTTGTAAATGTTCCAGATGACTTATTAAAGTTTGACACAAGAGAATTTCATATGGCTCTTTTAATGGCTGAATCAAATAGTATGGATTCAGGTGTTGAGACTGATGACCCAGCAGACGTTACTTCTAAAGTAGCTAGTCACGTTATTAAAGCCTATAAGAAGAGTTTCTCACATTCAGGTGTATATCTTAAAGAAGACCCTGTTTGTCTTTACGAGGAGTTCCTTTTCGACCATGAGGTTACTGATAGCAGAGCTAACTGTGAACTTGTTCAGATTAAGACTTATACTACTGGTGGTAATGTGGCTTACAAATATCCTGCTGTCTGTGAAGTTTCTTCATTTGGTGGAGATGCTCAGGATAAAATCAAGGTAGAAGCTACTTACACTATTGTAGGTGAGGCTGTTGAGGGAACTGCTTCATACGATAAGGGAACTGGTATAGCTACTTTCACACCTAAGAGTAGTTTGTAATATTTTGGATACCTCTAGCAGTCTAGGGGTATCCTATCTTTTTAAAGTTTATAGGAGGATTTAAAATGAATACAATTAAAAATTTATCAAAGATTTGCGAGTTACATGTTGAAGGAACAGATAATGTTGTCAGAATTGATTTCTCTGATAAGAGATTAGTTGGTAACATTTTAAGACTTATGAAAAAGTATCAAAACATTGATGACAGTTTAAGTAAAGAGTTTGAGGCTGTTGAAACTGAAGATGCTCTTGAAAAGCTGATTGCCTATTCTGAAATTGAAGAGAAAGTCCTTACAACTTTCAAGGAAGATGTAGATAAGGCATTTAATACGAATATTACTGAGCAGATGTTTGGTGACACCTTACCAGGGGTAGAGCGTTATGCTGAGTTATTTAATACAATTTTACCATATCTTTCTGATTATAAGAAAGAGGAAAATGCAGCAATTGAAGAGTTGAATAAACTCTACAATACAGATAAGTTTACTGTTGTAGATGGTGGTGAGGTTGATGTATAATTGCTTACTTGAGCAGTTTCCGACCGAATATAGGGGTAGTGCTATCAATACCAGCTTTCGAGTTGGTATTGCACTTACTCTTTTAACTGAGGATACAAGATTTCCAGAGGACTTAAAATTACTAAAGGCTTTTGATTTATTATATAAAGATAAAGTTCCTGATTTTGAAACAGCTTTCAATGGTATGATGTGGTTCTTATCTTGTGGTAAGTCTGAGGTATATTATCTTGAAGATGAACTAAATGAGACCAATGAAAAGTATCTTGATTTTCAGTTTGACGCTTTTGACATATATGGTGCTTTCCTAGTATCAGGGGTAGACCTACATAAGTCTAATATGCATTGGTTTAAGTTTATGGCTTTTCTAAACAATCTTGGTGATTGTCCTTTGAGTCAAAAGATTTCTTACCGAGCTACTGATACTTCTAAAATGAAGGGTGATACTAAAAAGTATTATATCGATTTAAAATCAAAGTTCAAAATTAAAACTCAAGTTACTAAGGAAGAGCGTGATGCTTATCTTGCAGAGCAAAAGGAAAAATTTGGCTCTTACTATTATACATTATTAGGGGGTAAGTAATTATGCTATGTGTTATAAACGATAAACCATATGAGATGAGCAAGAAAGCTTTTGATATTACTTGCAATACTGTAGCTGAACAGAAAAAAGGCAGTTATTCAATATATTGTTTAGTATTAAACAACTTTGCAGAGTTTATCAATGAAAATTTCGACAGTAAAGATGAACTTCGCAAAAAAGTAGCAGAGTATGCTAAAAGAAAGTTCAAGGTAAAATACACTGTTAAGGAATAAAATATTTTAAACTTATTACTTTTATATTGTAGTTATTATGCCCTTTCTGTAAATATCATGAAGCACTCAGTTGTATTTCCGTTTAGGCAGTATAAAGGGGTAGTTTTAAAGAAGTAATTTATTACTTAGGAGATTTTAGAGGAGAGCGAATATGCTCTCCTTTTTTAATATATTAAATATAAGTTAGGAGGTTTAATATATGGCTGTTAATGTAGATATAACTGCTAAAGTAAATACAATATTAGAAACTAAAGGAAATAGTTTAACAAAAGATACAAAGGACTATCTAAATGCAGTTAAGGCTTTAGAGCATGCTTATAAGTTAGCAAATAATGTATTCTCATATTCGCCAAACAAAAAAGGTATTATAGATTATATAAAAGAAATAAGTAAGTTAGAACAATCAGTAGTAGATTTAAAAGGTAAGGCATCAGGAATAGATGCAGAAGGTATATTTGGCGACTTAAAAAAGTATAGTATAATAGATAATTATTTTGAAAAATTAGGAAATAAGGCTCAAAAGTTACAAGCATCAATATCATCATTTAAAGGATTTGATACTGCACCAATAAAAGTTTTATCAACAGAGTTAGATAACTTATATAAAAAGTCAGATAGGTTTGTTGCAAGTTTAAGAGCAAGCAAAACTGAAACAAGTGAAAATTTGAAATATGCACAAGATTTAAATACAACTTTTAAGTCTGAGTTGACTACTGTTTCAGAAGCATTACAAATTCAGAGACAAAGGACAGAGCAGATACAGTCTAATATTGCTGGTAGGCTTAAGTCTGATTTAAGCACTATAAAT